GAATAATCTCGAAAATTTATATGCAATTAATGAAATAAAAGAAATAGGTTTAGATACTGAAGAAGCAACGTTAGCTGCTACAAAGGCACGATTTGAGGCAGAGCTTGCAATACAAAAACTAAACCAAAATTTAAAGTTTAGAAGTTCAGGTGCAGGCTCTATTGGAACAAGCCAAGGAGATATAGATAGATTAAAAAGACAAACAGCAATTGATGTAGCAAGAGAGAATGAAATAATAGCTATATCAGAAATTACAAAAGCACAACAAGATTTAATAAAAGCAAGAGCAGGAGAGGGAGAGATAACTATTGCCACTGCTCAAAAAAATCTTGCAGCAGCACAACAAAATAAAGTAAATGCTTCAAATGAGTTACAAACTGCATTAGCACATAATCGTTTACTTGCAGATAGACTAGAAAAAGAAGGAGCACTTCTTGAAAGAAGAGTATTTGCAGCAAGCTCACTAAATCCTGTTGAAAGAGAATTTGAAGAGTTTTTAATTAAAGCAGGATATGAAAGAAAAGACCTGGGTGCTTTTGAAATAATGGCACTAAAACAACAACAGTATGAGAATAAAAAATTAGGAATTATACTGCAAGGTCTTGTAAATATACAAGATGCTTTTACAAATTCTATCTCAGAAGGATTAAATGGATTAGTTCAAGGAACTATGACTGTAAAAGAAGCTTTTGGAAATATGGCTCAAGTAGTTCTTAAAGCTATTTCAGATATGATTGCACAGCTATTGGTTGCACGAATGCTTATGAGTTTTGCAATGATAGGAGCAGGTTCAGCCGCTGCTAGTGCCAACTCCATAGCAAATACATCGGCTGCAAGTGCAAATCTAACGGGCCAAATTAATACAAGTATTGGAAACCCTTTATCTTCTATACCCGTTTCTCCACGATATGGAGGAGTATTTGAAGGATATCGCTCAGGGGGTATTGCTCGTGGAAGACAGGCGGGGTATCCTGCAATGTTACATGGTACAGAAGCTGTAATTCCTATGGGTCAAAAGAAAGCAATACCAGTAGAATTTATTGGAAGAAACACACAAAACGGAAACAATATTACAATTAATGTTAGTTCTGATGGAGACACTCGATCAACACAATCAGGGGATCAACAAAATGCTGATCTTGGAAGAGCGATCTCGATGGCTGTACAAGAAGAACTTCAAAAACAAAAACGTCCGGGCGGTATACTTAGCCCATACGGAGCAGCATAATGGCAGTTGGATTTCAAGATTTAACAGGAACAAATAGAGTTCCAGATCGTACAATGTCAAATGCTATACAGCCTCGTGTACTAAAAGTACAGTTTGGTGATGGGTATGAACAGCGTATTCAAGATGGAATTAATAATTTGAAGCAAGAGTTTTCAGTAACATTTAATAATCGACCAAAAGCCGAGATAGATGATATTGTTGCCTTCTTAAATAATAAAGCAGGTACTACTGCTTTTAATTTTACGTATCCTGATTCAAATGCTGGCGGCGGAGAGACTACAATTAAAGTTGTTTGTGAAGACTGGAGTCAAAGATACTCGTATGATGATTTTTACTCTGCGAGTATGAAATTTAGAAGAGTTTATGAGCCATGACACAAATAGTAAAAGAAGTACAAAAGCAAGATCCGGGCTCAGCTCTTGTCACCTTATATAAACTTGAATATGCAGATAATACTTTTGCATATTTTACAGATGGTACAGAAGAAGATGCAACTTCTGTTCAGTTTCGAGACACAGATGGAACGATAAGAACTTATATTCCAATACCTATAATGACAGATGGTATTGAAATTGCTTCCGATGGAAGTCAAAATCGCCCAGAAGTAAGTGTAGGAAACATAGGAAATGCTTTAACAAATGCAATTGGAGGAATAGACCCAGAAGATTTAATTGGTAGAAGATTAACTAGACGAACCACACTACAAAAATATTTAGTAGGAGAGTCTGGAGATTCAACTCCTCCTGTTGAGTTTCCAAAAGCAGTATATATTCTTGACAGATTAAAAAATAGAAATATTTTAATGCTTACTTTTGAACTTGCATCTCCTTTTGATGTAGCAGGAGTAAAATTGCCAAGAAGAACGATTGTAGCAGGCGCTTGTCCTTTTAAGTATAAAGGAGCTTCTGCAAGAGTTGGAGATGATCAAAGAGTTGGAGGCTGTAACTGGGATCAAAGATTTATTGGGCAAAATCAATATCTATTTATGAATAAATATGATGAGTATATTGTTCCTTCTGGAACCACTTTTACAGTTTGGAGCGGAGGAAGTGCAACGGCAGGAAATTATTATCAAACAGTTGTAAATTTAACTCAAGTTGCAAGTGATGGAACAAAATCAAATGCTAGTGCGTCAGATTACTGGCAAGCAATTACCGCGACATCTGATACTCCATCTGATTCTTCTAATAATTGGAGGCGCGTAAGAAGATATTTTACTTATAATTCAGGCACTACATATAAAGCTTATACAGATGCTCGTCACTGTGACTATGTTTTAGATGGAGAAAACTTGTGGCAAGTAAAAGGAAAAACTATACCTCCTACGCATCCGGCGAGAGCTGAAGGAGCTAGCTGGACAAAAGGAGATATATGTGGTAAAAAACTTTCCTCTTGTCGATTGCGATTTCAAGCACAACAATCTGGAACAAGCGGATCTCCTGTAATTGCTACTACAAATAGATACTTACCTTTTGGAGGCTTTCCAAGTGCTAAGCAGCGAAGATAAAGAAATAGTAAATGATTTATTTGAAAAATACCCAGAGGAAGGCTGTGGATTACTAGTAAATAAAAGAGGAAAAATAGTTTGGATTCCTTGTGAGAATGTAGCAGAAGATAAAAATGAAGGATTTGTTATATCTCCTTCAGACTACATAAAAGCAAATTTAATTGGAGATCTATACGCAGTAGTTCATAGTCATCCAGATGCTTCGTGTGAGCCAAGTGAGAAAGATAAAAAGACTAGTGATTTTTTAAGAATACCATATATAATATATTCACTACCAGAAGTAGAAAAATACGTGTATACTCCAAAAGAGATTAGAACACCGCTTCTTGGAAGAAACTATGAGTTTGGTGTAAACGATTGTTGGTCTTTAGTACGAGATTACTATAAGACAGAGTTAGAAATAGAACTACCAATGCTACAATTTGAAGATGATTGGTGGGAAAAAGGATTAAATTATTTTGGTGACTTATATGAGTCATTTGGATTTGAAAAAGTAGAAACTCCAGAAAAACATGATGGAATAATGTTTCAAGTGATGGCTCAAGTTCCAAATCACTGTGGAGTGTATTTAGGAGAGGGACTTTTTATGCACCATGCAGTAAATCGTCTTTCTTGCAGAGAATCAATATATTCTCCAATTTGGGGAAAGAATATAACAGGATATTACAGATGCAAACAGTTATCTTAAATGGAGATATTGCAAAATTTGGAACGCGATGGGAAACTTCGTGTGATAATATTCGTGATATATTTAAATTAATTGAATGTCAAACTCCCGGCTTTCGTGAGCATCTAATCGAAGCTGCTATGAATGACGTAGGATATGAAATTAGAAGAGGAAAAGACGTTCTTGAGTCTCCAGAAGAATTACTACTTTCAATATCTAATGAAGATATAATTATAACAGAAGTACCAGATGGAGCAAAATCTGGTCTTGGAAAGATACTTGCAGCAATTGCAATAGTTGTAGTTATTGGATTAACGGGTGGAGCGGCAGCTGCTGGGGGACTTACTATGAAGTCTTTTTTCGCAGCAATTGGAAGTGCTGCAACAGGAGGTCTGGGAACAGGATTTGCTGCTTTTGCCGCACAAGCGGGAGTTTTTGTAGCAGTAAACTTAGCAATGACAGGTATTAGTCAACTACTTGCTCCTAATCCTTCTGTAGATGGAATTGAACAAAATTCAGGATATTTATTTGGAGGACCGGTAAATAATGTGGCACAAGGAATGCCCGTTCCTTTATTATATGGGCAGTTAATAGTTGGTGGAATGCCTGTTGCTGTTCATTATCAAACTACACCAATTAATTTAGGACCTTATGATAATGAAGGTTCAGTTGGATCTGCCGTAATTGACTACACTGCTTCTGATGTAGCTCTTCCTCCAAATAATGATACAACTGATAGTACTGTATCTTCTCCGATTCCTCTCGAACCCTATGATAATATAGTTGATAGAAATCCTTTGATGGATGACAGCATAGATGTAAATATAAGTGTGGTGTCATAATGGTAATGGGAAGAGGACCAGAATTTGAAGCAGAAACAAGTACGACGGGTATAACTGGTCAACAAGATCATGGTGCCGGAGAAAAGCAGTTTGGTATTATAACAGACCTTATTGCTGCCGGAGAAATTAATGGTCTCGTTGGCGGCTTGTCCGGAGTTTATTTAAATGGAACTGCTTTAACCGATACTGCTACCTATGCTGCTGTTCGTGCGAAAAAAGGTACTGTTTCTGCTAATGGTGTAAATGTAACAAATGCAGCAGGTTTATTTTCCGGAGTCGATTTATCAAGAGGAGATAGATTTTTACTTATACGTGGGGCCGGTAAAAGTACCACACTTGCTTCTTCAATTTCACCCGGCGATACAATAGTAACTGTTAATACTAGTAACTTTTTTACAGATGATATGGGATTCAACGCTGCTGGTACCATGCTTGCAGATTATCAAGAAGAAGCACAAACTCAAATAATAATTCCAAATGCAGGTCCTGATGGAAAAACTTATCGAGGTGTAATGATCTCTCGAAGAGGGGGGACAGAGGCTTATATTCAACCTCCCGTTTCAAAAGGAGTTTCCTCCAATGAAGTTCTGCGAGTAGATAAAACTTATAAAATTAGTTCTATTACTAATGCAAACACTGCAGTTCTTACTACAGCAGTATTAACAAATGTTACTGATGCAGCCACCTCTATGTCAAGTGCTGTTAATTTTTATAATACCTCTAATCAAGGATTAAATTATGACAACGCTTGGGCACAATTAAAGAGAGGAACAAGGTATCAAACTCCTATAAATAAGGCATATGGGGCAGCTGTTCCATCTGCTTCATATATGATAGCTCCTGGTACTTCTTTAACATGGTACTCAG